GCATCCCACGTTGGCGGCACGCGCGCTCAATCGCCGGCATGCAATTCTCATCGAGCTGAATGCCAAACACCGGGAAGGCCGCACCCACATCCACCTCGGCCCGCACGCTCAAGCCAAATGGCTTGCAAATCCCCTGCGCGATCTGCAACGCATTCAGCCCGCGCCACTCCACCGGGCCGTCCGGCGACGCCGCGCAATCCACCAGGTCACCGCAAATATCGCGCCCGGTTACCGTGGCTTCCAGCTCGTCGGCGTTGTCCTTTAGCTGGACCTCATCAATCCAGCCCTTCTGCACCGGCTCGCCGTCAAGCAGCACGGTGTAGGCCATGCCGGGTTTAATGATTTCGAACGGCGGTCGCGTATCCAAATCCGGCGAGACCGCCTGCGCGATCCGCCCGGAATCCTCGTACTGCATGGTAAACCCACCCGCGATGTTGCGCAGGTCGCGGTCCACATCCACATCGGTCCAGCGGTCGAACACATGCCCGCCCACCACCAGCCCCACGCGGCGGCTGGCCGCTGGGTCAAATTTGGCGAGTGATGCACTCACGATGCCAGCGCCTCGATGCTGCCCGGCGGCACCGCGCCGGGGTTGCGGATATTGTTGCGCGCCACAATGTCCTGCCAGGTGGCGAACACATCCGCCGGATTGTCGCCAGAAATATATTGCGCCAGCAGCCACGCCGGCATCGTGTTCGGCACCGCGATATTCACCACCGGCGGCAACCGCCCGATCAGCGCGTTCATATCAGCCGCAAAGGCGGCTTTAAGGTCCAGCAAAGCGCCCCATACGGCACCGCCCAGCGCCGGCGCGCTGGCGGCGGCGAGTGCCGCGGCCGGGATCGCCGTATCAAACGCCGCGTAGATCAACGCCCCTTGCGCCTGCGCCTGTTGCTGGCTGGTGTAGCTGATATTGCTTGCCGCCTGCACGGCGTTCGCCAGCACCAGCGCCAGCATCGCGCTGGCCAGCGCCGGGCCTGGCGTGGGCGCGTTCAACCCGGCGGCTATCGGCCCCAGGCTCGCCAGCAGCATGGCGGCGGCGTCCCCTGGGTCTGCCGCCGCCGCCGCCGTCACGGTGCCACCCGGCGCCACGGCGGAGGGGATTGTTGGTGCGCAGGCACCAGCAATCGCCGCCGGCACACCCGCCAGCGCGTTGGCCGTGGCGGCTGCCCATAAGGCGTTGACCGCCAGCACCGGCGCGCCCAGCGCCGTCACCGCAAAACCCGCCACCGGGCCGATGATCGAGCCGGACGGTCCGGTATTAATCAGCGCGCCAAACTGCCCTTCCAGCCCGGCAATCCACCCCTGTGCATAGCTGAACGCGCCCAGCACCCCAGCAGCCGGCGCCAGCACGGCGGCCAGCCACGCTTCCGCGCTCGATGTCGCGTTGCTCACGGCGCTCATCAACCGGGAAAGCGTATCGGGCATAATCTGCGGCGGCGGCGTGTAGGGGTAGAACACCGCCTGGAACCGGCACACCCGCAGCTCCTTATCGGTAAAGCTCAGCTTCGGCAGTTGGTCCTTAATCTGCACCACCTGCATGGTGCCGAGCCACGGATGCACCAGCGTCGCCGGGCCAGCCTTGCGGAACGCCGCCCGCAGCGCCAGCGACTGGGCGATGTAATCCTCGCCGATCAAAAACCCCTGAACCGAGATTTTACCGTCGGCCGCGCCCAGATCCTGGAAGCTGGTAGCGTCCTGCCCAGGGAACAGGAACCGCTGCACCCGCCGCCCCACCTCGATGTCGGCCGGCAGCATGTAAAACTGCACGCCGCCATAGCTCGCGTTCAACAGAGAGTCGTAGAGCCCAACAATATCGACCATTTTTCCGCCCCCTCAATGCCGGCTCAAAACCTGGCCGCGCGAGCCAGCGGAGCTGCTCGGCCCCTGCGTCACCCGCACATTGCCGGATTTATCGACGTTCACGTGGATGTGGATGGGGCCATCGCGCGCGCCCAAAAACCCAGCGTTTGGCTGCTTGGCACCGGGATGCATGGCGTACACCGCACCCGTACCGATACCGACGGCGAGCGAATTCCAAAAATCACCAATTTTATTGAGCCCCTCCAGCGCGACATTCGCGCCCGTCCCAAGCAGCGTCAGCGAGGGGATGACATTAACGCCAAGCGAGCGCGTCAATTCAGCAAATTTCTCATCGACGATATTCATTTGCGACTTCGGCGAATTCAGACTGGTTTGAAAATCGGTCTGCACTTTGCCAGGGCCAATTCCGTATAACGTCGTTTCATTGGCCTTGAACACGTCAAAGTTTTCCGCGATGGCCATAGCCGCTTTTGCAGCCTCGGTATTGTGGAAAAGCGCGCCGAAAATCTCCAGCTTATCAGTGCCTGTTATATTGGTGGGCAGCTTCGTGTTGACCAGCCGGGCCAGGTCCATCTCGGCATCGAACGCCCCTTCGCCCAAAGCTTCCCGGCTATCGAGATATTTTGGAATGTCGATCCCGCCGATATGATATTTGTCGAACAGTGCCCGTTGGGAGGGGGCAAGCAAATCCATGGAGCGCTTCGTCCGGTCAAAAAATCTCGCGGCGATCGGCGATGAGAGATAGCTAAGCAAATCCTGCATAGCGGTCGCGTCATCGGCAGAATCAGAAAAATCCTTATGCGTAGCCTCAACAGCAGATGCCACCGATACCAGGCCGCCGATACCGCCATTCTTCATAAGGGCCAGCTTCGCGCTAAAACCCTGTATATAGCTGCCAAAATCCCCGACCGAAAATCCGCCCAGACTGGAGGCATCCGAGATAATCGACAAGCCTCGCTGCATCTGATCGGGTGCAATCCCAAGCACTTGATTCAATGCGGAAACACTTTTCGCATCTTCGATCGGATCATTGCCATAGGCCGTCGCATCCCGCGCGAGCGCGGGCATCATCGCGCTGATCACCCCAGGCGCCATGCCATGGATGGTGAGATAGTAATACGCCTCCGCCAGCGCTGTGCTGGAGTTTGCGGTCTTTACGGCTAGACCATCGAGCATCGTGTTCAGCCGGGCGATTTCATCCGCCGCTGGCCCACCGTTCAGCCCCTCTTTGATCGCTGTCTGGTAGAGGATTTGGCCGAAATCGGCATATTTCTCGGCAGCATTCCGCGCGATCGCGACGCCGATTCCAGCCATAAGGATATGCCCCATCGCATCTCCGGCGGTGCCCAAACCTTGACCACCGGGCCGTGGCTCATCCTCGGGTGCGGGCTCATCGCCGGGCCGCGCCGAGCCAGGCGGAAGCATTGCATCGGGATTAAATCCACCGCCCACTTGCGAACCAGGCGGCATAAAAGACATGCCCTGCCCCATCGCCGCGTACATTTCCTTGATTTTCACGATATTGGCGTCAACCCCGGTGCTGACCTCATCCATGGAAGCGGCCATCGTGTCGGCGGACACCTTCACCTGCGCATTCACCGCATCCAAATCGCTCATTAAATTCGCCGGCCCGCGCAAATTGGCCAGCAAATCCTGCATGCTGCCCAGCGTATCGTTCAGCGTGCCGAGCGTGGTGGTGAGATTGGTGAACAGCGATTGTATTTCGCCCACCCCGCCGGACATCTGGTCTTGCAAGCGCAGCGTCAGGCTGGCGACCATATCTCCGGACAATATATTACCCTTCCGTTATCCGCTTCATCAACGCCCCCGCTGCACCCAGCCAGAACGCCGCATCCAGGTCAGTCCCGGCCAGCAGCTCGGCCTGCGTCCAGCCACTGTAATGCTTGGCCAGCGCCGCCAGCGTCAGCGGCCAGTCCGGCGTCCAGCACTCGTAAAAAAACCGATAATCGCCAGCGCCGCGCTGGCATCCTGGGCATCGAGCGCATCAAACGTCAGCGGCCCTTTCGCCTCGCCCAGCTTGGTCGAGCGGTTGAACAGCGTCAGGTTCGCATTCGGCCCGGTGGCGCTCATCATCGCGCGCAAATCACCACCAGTCAGCCGGTTGAACACCAGCACATCGTCAACTGGCTTTTCGACGATCGTACCGTCGCCGCCCTTGTACTTAATCGCCGCCTTCCGGCTCAGCGTCAGCGTCACGCTGCCATCTTCGTTCAGCTTCGCATTTTCCGGCAACCCTGCGCCCGACGCCGGTTTGGCTTCCTCAACCCCCGGCAGCTCATCCGCATGCTCATCGGCATCCAGAATCACCACCAGATCGTCGTCACTGGCGCCGATCACGAGACCACCTCCATCGCCGTCGAGCCTGCCCAGGTGATTTTCACCGAGCCGCCTTCCTTGCCGCTGCCGGGCGCCAGCTGCGGCGTGCCGGTTACAAACGCATCGGGGAGCGTATAGGTCTGCCCGGTGTCGCACACGTACTGCAGTTCGCCGACCTGGCTGGCGGCGTAGGCGGCCAGCGAATCCCCCTTCTTGAACGGGATCGTCGCTTCCACCGTGTCCGCCTGGAATTCCTGGCTGTTGAACACCTGGCGCGAGCCCACCATGGCGTTGTTCACCAGGCCGCCGCGCTTATAGCTCGCCGTCTTGATCGGGATTTTCGTGCCCAGCCAGATCAGATCGACAATACCGAGGGTCTGCGCCATGTTTTACTCCTAAGCCTGGAATTCGAGAGAGACGGCCTCGACCATCAAATTGCCGATGCGGTTATATTGCAGGCGGCAATTCAGCCGGTTGCGGTCAGTCAGATCGCGCACGAAGTAGCTCTGCGCGGCGGTCGCCTGGGAATTCTCAATCCAGCCATACTGCTCGTAGAGCATCGAGCGCCCGGCCCAGGATGATTTGATCCGCCGCGGCGTCGCCACGCTGGGGTCGTACTCGGCGGCAATGGTGTTATCATCGGCCAGCTTGTTGCGCGGATACGTCACGCCGTTGAAGCTGATCCAGTCGTATTTGATCCGGCTGTTCACCTTTGGCGCCATAATATCGTGCCACGCCGTGGTGGGGATACCGGCGGCGTCGGTGAGGTTCTCGGTCACCACCTTCTCCAGCGTCACGGTGCCGTCGATCTCCACGTCGAAAGTGGAAATCCCGTCCGCCAGCAGCAAATTGCGCTCGGTCCAGTCGAAGCGGTCCGCCGGCGCGGGCGCCAGCAGCCCTGGCAGCGCCAGGCCGCGCAACTGCCGCGCGGGGTCCTGCGCCAGGTAGTAGCTGCACACGCCGGCAAAGCACGCCGCCCACATCCAGGCTGGCTGCGGCGCGTTCTGCACCAGCAGCACGGAGCGGAAGCGCGAATTCAGCGAAGCCTGGTTGGCAAGCCCGGCGCCGTAGCTCATGCCCAGCGCGCCATAGGCATGCGCGTCGAGTTTGCTCATGGCATTGTAGCGGCCTTCGAGCGCAGCTTCGAGCAGCCCCACATTGGTTGGGTCCACCCAGCACATCACAATGTCGCTGTACCAGCTCGCGGCAATCGCGTTCAGCGCGCCGGTAATGGTCGGGTCGGTAGCGCCGCCCGTCATCGCGGTAATCGTCACGGTCAGCCCGGCCGGGATCGTATCCCCCGGCTGATAATTCACGCGCAGGTCCAGCGTGTTGCCCAGCGTCCCGCCATGCAGCGCCGTCACGGTAATCACGGCACCACTCTCGGTCTCGCTGCTTTCCAGTGCCGCGCCTTGCAATCCCGCCAGCAAATTAGCGGCCACCACGGCTGCGGTATCGCCCACATTCACGGCCACCGGCACGCGCTGCCCTTGCGCATACACCGGCAGCGTCCCAGCCGCCGTCGCCGTCCCGCCGATCGTCACGGTCTGCGAGGCTTTCGCGGCACTCACCGCATCCGGCACGCCCATGATATCCACGGCGACATAAGGGTTGGCGAGGATAAACGCGGCTGCCATCTGTGCCGCGATGGAGCCGATGCCGAACAGGTTTTCCGCCTGCGGCGCGGTATACAGCGGATAAGCCACATTCGGCTTGGCAATCCCGCTGCTCAGCATCTGGCCGATAATCAGCGCTTTCGCCTTATAAGGCAGCAGCCCGCTCTGGCTGTAATTTACCTTGGTCTCAATGTAAGTCCCCGGCACTTCAACATTGTTGGGAATTTCATCAAAGCTGATGATCTGCGGCGGCGTCGCGCCCTGCGGCGATGTGGTGTCGGACATGTTACGCTCCCTTCTTCTCAGGCGCGGCTTTCACCGGCGCTTCGGCCACCGGCGCGGCCGGAGCGAGCACCAGGTCACCGCACAACAGCCGCCGCTCGATGAACATCGTGCGCGCGCAAATCACACCCTGCGGCGGCACAATCGTGCCCCCCGGCAATCTCACCAGCCGTCCAACACCCGGCACCACATGTATTTTTTCCATCATTCCCCGCTCCGGT